TGGACGTGGAAGGCGGTGATTATCAGGTTATCGAATACCTGCGTATTGCTGACAAAATTGCGCGCCGCGTGCGTCTGCTGGCCATCGCCCGCATCGCTGATCGCACACTGAACAGCACGCCGGGCAGCATTGCCGCCGCGCAGCAGAGTTTTGCTAAGCCGCTGCGTGAAATGTCGCAGTCAGTCCAGATTAACGGCATCCGTTTCCCCGGTGAGGTGAAATCGCCGCGCGACGGTGACGTTTCAATCAGCTGGAAAAGCGCTAAACAGGTGGAGATTTATATCGTGATGCGTCCGGTTGAATCACCAAAGGAAATTACCGTGGGGCTGCTACTGGATACCAGCCTGGACAGCACTGAGGGGGCAGCATGAGCCAGCGCATCAGCGGTCAGTCATTCGATGTAAACATCGACGGGGAATTACTTCACGTCGAAAAAATCTCACTCGATATCACGGACAGCACGGCGGCGGCGTCCACGCGCGGCGTACCTGACGGACATGTAGCCGGGGAAGTCGCTGCAGAAGGTGAGATTGAGCTGAGCAGCAAAACCTTTCAGCAGCTGACCGCGAAGGCGCGTGCCGCCGGGTCATGGCGCGGCATCGATACGCTGGACTTTCTGTTTTATGCGAAGGTCGGCAGCGAAGAAACGAAGGTGGAAGCCTTCGGCTGCAAACTGGTGCTGAGCAACGTGCTCGATATCGATCCGAAGGGCGGCGCTATCAGCACGCACAAGGTTAAGTACTTCGTGACCAGCCCGAAGTTCGTCAACATTAACGGCGTGCCGTATCTGGAAGCGGCGGCAACGGAAAGCCTGATCAGCTAACGGGGATACGATGCAGGACCATGAAAAAACACTGATGCAGCTGCTGCTGCTCGGCGGGGTTATCGCGCTGGGCAAAGTACTGGCCAGTAATGAAAAAATCACGCCGCGCCTGATTGCCGGGCGCGTCATTCTGGGGTCAGCAATTTCAGTCGCGGCAGGCGCGGCGCTGGTGCAGTTCCCGGATATGTCGCCGCTGGCGGTAAACGGGGTCGGGGCGGGACTGGGAATTCTGGGTTATCAGTTCTGCGAAATGTGGTTACGCCGCCGTCTGGGTGGCGACGATAAGGAGAAGTGAAAGTGACGCTATCGGAAAAGCAGCAGTTATTTACCGGGCTGATTGCACAGCTGATCACCTGGGCGAATGATCGCGGGATGCGCCTGACGTTCGGGGAAGCCTACCGCACGCCGGAGCAGGCCGCGCTGAATGCGAAGAAGGGCAGCGGCATCGCCAACAGCCTGCACACGCAGCGGCTGGCGGTGGATTTTAACCTGTTTGTTAACGGCGAGTATAAAACCCGCACCGAAGATTACCGGGCGCTGGGTGAATACTGGGAATCGCTGGGCGGCAGCTGGGGCGGGCGTTTTAAGTCGAATCCGGACGGCAACCACTTCAGCCTTGAGCATAACGGTGTGCGCTGATGGCCAGAGACGTGCTGTTTGTGCTGGCCGGTCTGGGGCTGGCGTTTCTGGCGGGCTGGACCGGGGCTGAGTGGAAGCGCGACAGCGTGGAACTGGTCGCAGAACGTGCCGCCGGGATTGCCGCTGACAGAGCGCGCGATCAGCTGCAGGGCGTGGCAAGCGAATCCGCCAGGCAGCTTGAGAACAAACTGGAGGAATTAAAAGGTGCGATACCGGCAGGCATCCGCGCTGAACTGGAGAAACCTGTTTTCAGTAATGATTGCCTGTCTGGTGATTATTTCAGGCTGTACAACGCCGCCAGTGAAAACGCAGAACGTACCCTATCAGGAAAATCTAAAAACTAAATGTCCCGTTAATCTTCCCCGATTAACCGGAACCAACGGCAGAGCCGCAGCGGAATTATTAATTCAGTGGATTGATATTTATTCAACCTGCGCGGCGCGCCATAACCAGCTTATTGACGAAATTAATTTAAGAGAGAAAAAAGCATGAGTGATAAAAAAATTGAAATGGCCATCGCAGGCAAAGACGTTTCTTTTACGCCGAACGTCACTGCCTATAACAAATATATCAACGAAATCACGATGGGAAATAAAGTTTCCCCGGCGCATAACTTTCTGGTTCGTATCGTCACGCCGGAAACAAAAGAAGCGCTACTGGAATTACTCGCGCTGCCGGGCGCGGCATTACAGATTGTGGGCAAAGTGCTGGAAGAATATACGCCAGAGCTGGAAATCACCGTAAAAAACTAAGCGATCGGGTCCGTAATATCGACGCCAACGGACTCGAACAGTATCTGATTTTACGCCGTCACTGGCTGCCTGGTGAGAATGACAGCGCGGAGAACCTTGCCGCCGCGCTGTGGCTTGATAACCGGCACTGGGAAAACCAGCGCGTTGCCGTAGCTAATGGCATTGCACTGGCGTTTAAGGGAAGGGAATGAAACAGCTGGAATTCACGCTATCGCTGATCGATAAGGTCACGCGGCCGCTTCGGCAGGCACAGGCAGGCGTCACGGAATTTGCAGACAAGTCCCGCGCATCCTTTCAGCGCGTGGCCGTCGGCGGCGCGGGGCTGTGGGGCGTGGGGCAGGCCATTAAGGGCGCGCTGGGTCCGGCAATTGAAATGTATGACGCGCTGCAGGAGCAGACCGCGCGTGGCATCGACAGCACTGCGCTCAAGCAGGTTGAGAAGGATGCGAACATCTTTTCAATGACCTACGGCAAAAGCGCCGTGGAGTTTGTGCAGTCGACGGCCAGCATTAACGCCGCAATAAGCGGCCTGACCGGTGACGAGCTGCCGAAGGTTACCCGCATTGCCAACCTTACCGCCGCTGCGCTGGGCAGCACGGCAGCGGAGTCGGCGGAGTTCATGGGGCAGATGTTTGGCAACTTCCGCGAGGATGCGGAGCGCCTGGGCAATGTGCAGTTTGCTGAGCAGCTTTCGGGAAAAGTGGCGTTTATGCGTCAGCGCTTCGGCGTGGAAATGGGCGCAATTAAGGATTTAATGGAGGGTGCGCGCGGCGTCGGCACTAACTACGGCATCGGCCTCAATGAGCAGCTTGCCGTGATGGGCGAGCTGCAGCGCACGCTGGGTACTGAGGCGTCCGGTTCGTATGAAGGATTCCTGACCGGTGCTGAGGACGGCGCGAAAAAGCTGGGCATGAGCTTCAAAAATGTAGCGGGTCAGATGATGTCCATGCCGGAAATCCTGATCAAGCTGCAGGCAAAATACGGCGCCAGTATCACCGGTAACGTGGAGGCGCAGAAGGCGCTGGATGATGCGTTTGGGGACAGTTCAGCGGTGGTTAAACATCTGTGGGGCAACGTGTCTGCATTGCAGCGAAACATCACCGAGCTGGGCGGCAATGACGGGCTTAAGCGCACACAGGAAATGGCCGCGAAGATGGTAAAGCCGTGGGACCGGTTTATTCAGATTCTGGAAGCAATCCGGCGCGTGATCGGCCTGACGCTGATACCGGTGATTTATCCGCTGCTGAACCGCCTGGCGGATATGGGGCAGACGTTCGCGCGCTGGATGCAGATGTTTCCGAACATCGCGCGCGTGGTCGGGTATGTGGCGCTGGCCGTGCTGAGTTTTGCCGGGGCTGGCGCGGTGGCCAATATCGTGATCGGCATGGCTACGTTTGTCATGACGGGGCTGCGCGGCATCCTGACGGGGCTATTGCTGGTAACGCGAATTTATACCGGAGCACAGTGGCTGGCCATCGCAGCTGTAAGAGCTTATGCCATGATCATGCGCACACTGCGCGGCGTACTGCTGGCCGTGCGTATCGCTTCAGTGCTGACCGGAGCGGCCATTAACTTCATGAGCTGGCCGATTTTGCTGATCATCGGCGCAATCGCGCTGCTGGCCGCAGGCTGTTATCTGCTGATCGCGCACTGGGATGCAATCAAAGCCGCCGTGATGAACACCGAAGCCTTTCAGGTTGTATCCGGCGCGGTGGCAGCTGTAGCCGGTGTATTTGGTAAAGCCTGGGCGTTTATCAGCGAGGGCTGGCTGAGTTTCGTGGCGCTGCTGTCTGGTTTTTCCGTGACTCAAACGCTGGGGAATATGGCCAGCGGGATAATGAATCTCTTTGCGAACCTGTGGGACAACATTAAAAAAACGGCGCTGAGTTCACTTAACTGGATTATTGCCAAAATCAACAAAATCCCCGGCGTCGATATTGCGGAATTTGGTGAGCCTGCAGCGCCGCCGCCGCGTGTCGAAAATAACCTGACAACCGGCGGCCAGTTAAAAGGTATTGAAGCAGGCGGAATTAATAAAACTATTTCCAGCAACAGCCCGAGCGTAACGGATAACAGCAAGCGCATCGAAAAAGTGGAAATTAATACAGGTGGCGGCATGACGCCGCAGCAGCTGATGGAGTGGCAGGAGCTGGCGGGATGAGTGAATTACTGTATATCGACTTGCTGATTGAAAACGGCAACTTTGTTTTAAATACGGGCAAAGAGCCGGTCACGTGTAATAACCGTAAAAGTATTCAGCAGGATATTGCGCACGCCATCATTGAATCCGGCCTGATGACCGAAATGATTGCAGAAAGAAGTCCGACATTACGCGCTGATATTCTGACGCGGCTTGAATTACTGATTG